ATGGTTATAGTCCGTTTCAATCTGTTTGATCTTTTCTCTAATTTCCGTTTCTGTTCTCATTTTCTTCCTCCTCCTCAAACTCTGCCTCTTGGCAGTCCTCCCAAGTGGACAGGTCAGCACAGCACCCTGTCTCACTTCCAAGGTCTTGAAATGGACATCTCTCGTTAATGCATATATATTTCTCTATCATCGTCTCTTTCCTCCGCCCCGGCGCTCGTGTTGCCGCCCGCAGGCTTGGTTGATTATATTTCTTTTTGTGTTTCCTTTTTAAAGGCGCACAACCGTATACGTTACTGGGTTCCCTGCTATTGCCCGCAGGTTCTCCAGTGACAATTCTTTCCCTCTCATCTCCGGCGTGAGATTGAGAGGAACTTCTGTAAAACTTGCTGTCAGACAAGAAAGCGAGTGCGGAAGAACACCGCAGACATGGCGGCCTGTTACCGCCTCCGGCGTGGCGTGGCTAATAACCTCCACGCCCTCCGCCACTACGCCCAACTCCCGCAGGTATTCTACGAGAGCTGGGTGTCTGGTTACGATTATGTTGATTTTATTCATAATTTCCCTCCCCTTAAAATTAAATTATTTAAAATTAAGCCCGAACGGATTCATCCGGGAAGATACAACTTTTCTTTGCCCACCGGGCAGAGAAACTACCCTCGCCTCCGGGGCAATCAATAAAAATTCCGTGACGGGAATAAAAAACCATTTCCCGTCATCGCAGGTTGCTACTTCTATTACCTGCGATTCGACAAGGGGGATACCCTCGTCGAATACTCGCTCGGATTCCGAGCGAGCCTCGGTGACCAAGGAGTCCCGGCGGGACTCCTCTTGAATCTCTTGCGCCGCCCGGGCAGCGGCGCAAACTGGGCAGGGGTTTTTCTCCCCTGGCCAAAAAACAAATCCATGGAGGCATGAGCATTGCCCGCCTCCACTGGTTTGGAGGCTCCAGCGCTCTTCGCGCTCTCTGCAACTTTTCATTTCTGCAGCGAGCGCATTCCCCTTGGTAAATCCGGTAAAATTACTCATTTTTTGTTCCTCCTTTTTTATTTAATTACTATTATATAATGCACATGCTATGCCAATGCGTTATACCCATATATATTATTTTAATTGTGCAATAAAATCAGGCAGTTAGATGTGAAAATAAATATTATGGCCTTGAAAATAGCATGCCAGGATTATAAATAGGTGGCAAAAGGGGACAAACCGGGCGGTAATGGGACAGGGGTGTCTCAAAAATGGGACAAAAAGCCGGAAAATGGCAGGTTAAAAAGTGGGAATGCTTATAAATCAACTACTTAGCTGTATGTAGTAAATAGCAGGCTGTTGATAGCGCTGATAAATGACTTGTGTTAATACATTGCTATGTCCATATAATCACAAGCGGGCACCGGCAATCTCTCAACCTGGGCAATCCTCGCAAGCCGATTTTTCGGGGAGCCCGAAACCGTGAAGATTTGTCACAAGTTGACAAAGCCGCAATAAGGTATATAATGTAGCATTATTGTTAAGGATTTGCCAATCCCGCAACAAGTTGCAACAAGAATGCAACAAGCCGTAACAAGCTGTAACAAGCGCAACAGGCCGGGCCGGTGGGGAAAATAAATAAAAAAAGCTTGGCAAATATTTTTAAAAGTGGTAAAACAGAAATCATGCAAGAAACAGTCGAACAATTTCTCGCCCGTGGCGGGAAAATAAAAGTTATAAAAACCAACATGGACTGGGTCAAAAACATCCAACCAAGAACCCGTTTTCATTATGGAAATCCCTCTAAAAAAATCAGCGCTGCCGCTGTGGAACCCGGCGGAAGGATCGAACCATGCAGACCCCATAAGTCATGGCCTAACTACAAGAAAAAACGCGGCAAATAAGCACCAGCAGGCACCGGTTATGTCCGGGGTACGCTTGCCGCACAGAAACAAAAGGGCGCTGACATAATTTTAGAGGACATACATAGGGGTAGTATACAAGCAAACTCAATAAATCCTGGGTACCAATACTATTCTCTTCCAAACAGCAACAAACACAATAAAAACACATACTTAAAAATACCTTAAATGGTTGCCGATAGCGAAGCGGCAAGGCAACGATAATGATAGTACAGCTAATACAGAGCTTGTAAATTAATCCTATTTATTAAAAACACTCTTTTTCCGGGCATATGTATTCACCTTCTTTGTTTTTGTTACCTTGAAATTAACAAAGTTTACGGTAGTTAAAGTTGAAGTGTTCCACGTGAAATAAAAAGTTCTTGACAAATATTTTAATGGGCGTAAAAGAAAATCATGCCAATAAATGGTGCAAGTTCTATAAATAAATTTAAAAATAATCCGAGGCAATCAGCCTTCTGCCGTGAATATATTAAAGATTATAACGGCGCGCAAGCTGCAATCCGTGCCGGATACTCAAAACATACCGCTGCCGTAACTGCAAGCACTCTACTAACTAGAGCTAATATTCAGCAAGAATTACAGTCACTTGAGAGCAGAATTGAAAATAAAGTCTTCATTTCCAAAGAAAAAATCCTCAGGGAACTCGCCATGATAGGCTTTTCTAACATCGCCGATCATGTTGATGTTGATGATAGCGGATGTACGCAAGCTGTTAGTGTTGTCAATCTGCCGATTGGTGCAAGCCGCGCGGTAAAAAAACTCAAAGAACGGCGTGTAATCAAGTCAACCAGCTCCGGGGATGAGGTTTTGGAGAGCACACTGGAGTATGAGTTGCACGATAAGCAATCAGCGCTTGTCAGCATGGGCAAGGAGTTGGGTATGTTCCGTGAGCGTGTGAATGTAAGCGTAACAGGTGTAACAGGCGATAAGCTCAATGCAGCGCGCGAGAGGGTCAAATCATGCCAGCCCCATCAAAAATTAATTACGAGCAAGAGTTAATCAACGATATTGCTTCATTCCATGATGATCCTTATGGGTTTGTGATTTACGCATTTCCCTGGTGTTCCGGGCCGTTGAAGGACCATACCGGGCCGGACACTTGGCAAACCGGCATATTACAGGATATTGGCAATGGATTGCTCAATGCGTCGCAGGCAATACAGATTGCGGTTTCGTCAGGGCACGACATTGGCAAGAGTGCCCTGGTTGCATGGTTAATCCTCTGGGCAATGTCCACGATGGAAGACACGCGTGGCATAGTTACAGCCAATACAGAGAGTCAACTGCGGATAAAAACATGGCCGGAGCTGGCAAAGTGGCATAGATTAGCGATTAATAATCATTGGTTTACTGTTACCGCTACCTCAATTTTTTCCAACGACAAAAAACATGAGAAGACATGGCGCATTGATGCCATACCGTGGAGTGAGCACAACTCGGAGGCATTTGCCGGGTTGCACAATGAGGGCAAGCGGATAATCCTGCTATTTGATGAGGCTTCCGCGATTTCCGACATCATTTGGGAGGTTGCCGAGGGTGCCATGCTGGATAGCAAGACAGAGACGATTTGGGGTGTATTTGGCAATCCAACACGCAACAGCGGGCGTTTTAAAGAGTGCTTCGGCCGTTTCCGTCATCGCTGGACAACTCGTGTTATAGATTCAAGAGATTCAAAAATTGCAAACAAAGAAAGGATAGCTAATTGGATAGCAGATTACGGCATTGATTCTGATTTTGTCAAGGTGCGTGTTCGCGGGATGTTCCCGGCCATGTCGGTTATGCAGTTCATTTCGACTGATGATGTTGATAAGGCGTTGGGCAAGCACTTGCGCGGGGATCAATACGAGTTCGCGCCTAAAATTTTGACCTTGGACAATGCCTGGGAGGGCGATGATGAGGGTGTCATCGGACTACGGCAGGGATTGGCGTTTAAGATTATGAGCGTGTTTTCAAAAAACGATAATGATTTGCAAGTTGCGACCATGCTGGCCAATTTTGAGGATCACGAGCAAGCTGCCGCTGTGTTTATTGACGCGGGGTATGGGACTGGAGTTGTATCCGCCGGGAAGACGTGGAAGCGCAATTGGCGGCTGGTGTGGTTTTCCGAGAAGTCAAGCGATCCGGGCTGCATAAACAAACGGGCTGAGATGTGGAAATCAACTAGGGATTGGTTAAAGAGTGGTGGAGCTATTCCCGATGATAAGGTTTTGTATTCGGATTTGATTTCTGTTGAGACAGTGCCACGGGATGATGGGAAGACTCAGCTGGAGTCCAAGAAGGATATGAAGGCTCGTAAGCTTCCCTCGCCTGGGCGCGGTGATGCTTTGGCTTTGTCATTTGCTTACCCCGTAGTTGACAACAAAAGCAGATTGATGTTAAATAATAATAACATGAAGATTTGCAGTTATGATCCGAAGGATTATTTAAATGATTGAAATACGCAAGGGGATAGAACAGGACGTGGAGCGGATTATGGAGTTAGGGAATGCATATTATAACGAGTCGGCGTTCAGCTCGATGGAATTCAACGAGAGCAAATGCCGGGACTTATTTTTTCATTTGTTGCAGTATGGTTTTGCGGTTGTTGCTGATGATGGTGGTAAGCTGGTCGGGATGATGGGGGCGATATTAAACAAGCACTTCTTTACGGATACTTTAATGGCTCAGGATGTTCTGGTTTATGTTAGCCCGGAATATCGATGTCAGGGGCTATCAAGAAGATTAATAACGGTATATATTAATTGGGCGATAAGTCAGGGAGTGAAGAGGGATAACATATTTTTGGGTGTGGACTCCGGGATAAACAGGTCGATAACGGAAGAAGTTTATAACAATCTAGGGTTTAAAAGATTTGGCACATCAATGAGATTACAGGAGGTTTAGCATGGGGTTTTTAGGAGGTTCATCGGCGCCGGCGCCGCAGATAATACAGAAGCCGAAAGTTCCGGCAGAGAACGACCCGTCTATTCGGGCCGCCTTGGAGAAAGAGAGGCTTGAACGGTTGCGAAGAGCAGGCCGTGCTTCAACCATGTTGTCTGGTGATGACAATTCATCTTCTGGATTAAAAACAGAATTGGGGCAGTGAAGTGGACGAAAAGCGAAAAGAAGAGTTAAAAAAATTAATAATGGGAAGGCAGGCAAAGCTTGAGTCAAATCGTGCACCTATGGTTGACATTTGGAACAAAGTAGGTGATTTTGTCAATATTGGGTTGGGCCCGATAAGTAATCAGACCAATGACATAAAAACATTTCTTGGTGGTTTGGGGAAGAGAGTTTATAACGGTAGTGCTATAAGTGCCGCTATTCTGGCAACGGACGGGATACATGGTTACCATGTATCGCCGGCGTTTCCGTGGTTTTCGTATATGATGTCAAGGAATGTGTTGAATAAAGTGCCGGAAATAACTGAGTGGTTACAAGACGAGAAAGAGGAGGTTTATTCGGCTCTTAACAATTCAAATTTTTATTCGGAGATGTGGAATTTTATTTACAATGGTTTTACCGTTGGCACAGTGTCAATTTATGGGGAGATGGATTATGACACGGGCAGGATTGTTTTTGAGACTATACATCCACGAGAAGCTTTTTTTACTGAGAACAAATATGGAATAGTTGATGTATTCCATCGTAAATACCGGTTGAGTGCGAAGAAACTATATGAAAGGTTTGGGGACAAAGTCCCGCAGTCAATCAAGACAGCGTATAAAAACAGTCCATTTGATGAGTTTGAGGTTATTCATGCCTGTTTTCCACGGGAAGAAAGAGACACGCGGAAAAAAGATAAACTCAACAAAAAATACTGTTCAGTATGGTTTGCAACTGGTTCCGGGGATATAATGGATGAGAGTGGTTTCGATGAATTTCCGTATGCAGTTTGGCGTTACATGAAGTTTTCCGGTTATGATTATGGATTGTCCCCGGCGATTATGGCTATGGCTGATATTGAGAGTTTAAACATCATATCTAAAACTATGTTGGGTGCGGCTCAGTTATATGTTGATCCTCCATTAAATGTCCCATCGGACTATGTTGGCCAGGTTCAGTGGAAACCAAGGGGTATAAATCCATATGACAAAGAGAATATGTTTATCAGACCGGCGCAATTAACCGGTCAATACCCAGTTGGGGTTGACCGGGAAGAAAGAATCGAACGGTCAATAAAGGAAAGATTCCACGTAGACACATTTTTAATGCTTTCATCGCTGGAAAGAGGGAATAGAACAGCTTATGAAGTTTCCGAGATGATGGGAGAGAAAGCTGCAATTTTAGGTGCGGAACTGGCTCCGCTTAATGCACAGATGGATAAGATACTGGACTTAGTTTACTTTTTGAAAGCCGGGACACATCCTGAAAACGGCGGTACGATTAATCCAATGCCGGATATTATGCACGAGTTAATTATGGAGGGAGACTCTTTTTCTCCGATATATTTAGGGCCATTGGCTCAGGCGCAGAGGAGACTTTACAAGACGCAGGGGATGCAGGGCGCGATAGAGGCTATTATCCCTATTATAAAAATATCTCCAAAGTCGGCAAGGGTCATTAAGGGTGATGAATCTCTCAGGGTTATACTTGAGAGTTTTAATTATCCTCAGTCAGCTATTGCCAGCGAAGATGAGATAAGAGAGATGGACGAGCAGGAAGCGGAAGCCGCTAAACAATTACAAATGAAAGATGAGTTAATGCAATTGGCTCAAGGGGCTAAGACAGTGAGCGAGACCGATAAAAACATGGGTGGAGTCATTGCTAACGGGATAAACCAGGGAATGGGAGAAAACCAGGGGGCTGTGACGAATGAGCAACAGACTTGATACATTTCCGGGGAGTGAATTGATTAAACAGTATCGCAATACTTTTGGCAGTAATGAGGGGAAGGTTGTTTTGGCGCACATGCTTTATGAGTTGGGGTTATTTGAGGAAGTTTCTCTTTCGCCGGAGGATATGGCGCTAAAAAATTATGCTTCACGAATTTTAAGAATATGTGGTGGTGGAGATGTGAAAGTTGATACGATTAAAAACTTTATTAGTCAGTTGAATTTACAAAAACTTAAAAATGTCAGTCAAAACGAAGGAGGGTTTTAAAAATGTTTGGAAGCCAAAACGATGCCGGAGGCAACGAGGGCGGAGAAGGCACGGTTCAGGTTCCTCAATGGATGTCGAGTTTACCGGATGCCCATAAGACGAATGAGAGATTTGCTCAATTCAAAGAGCCTACGGCTTTTTGGGACAAGGCAGATTCTCTTTTAAAGGCCGAAGGTAATTCTGTCGTTATTCCTGGTAAGGATGCGAAACCGGAAGAAGTAGCGGAGTTTTATAAAAAATTAGGTCGTCCTGAAACAAAGGACGGTTATGAAATAAACAAACCCGACAATTTACCTGAAGGAGTTCCTTTTGACCCGGAAGCTGTCAAGGCATTTAAAGAGTATGCTCATGCTGAGGGTTTCACAAAACCGCAGGCCGAGAAGCTTTTTAACTGGTATTACAACCTTGCGAAAAACGGTTATGATGTGGATTCTAAGAATAAGCAGGAAGCGGAAATCAAAGCACTTGAGGAAACTGTAAAGACTCAGAAAGCGGCTGTTGCTGCTCTAAAAGACGAATGGAAAGACAAGTTTGACGGGAATATTGCCAAAGCCGTCATTGGGTTCAGGTCTTTTGCCAAAGACATGCCAGAAGCCGAGAAACTTCTTAATGTTATGGTGAAAGATGAGAAATTTGGTGAAATCCGTCTTGGTGACCATCCGGTTTTTAATCGGTTGTTTTACAGTATAGCGACAAGTACTTTGCCGGATTCGGCGCTTTCGGGTAAAGGCGACGGGGTAGGGGGCATAGAAGACAAAAATAAAAGTATTGCTGCTGAGATGTTCCCTTCAATGATAAAAAAATAAGGAGGCAATATGCCTACATTAACAAGTGAATATAGTTTGGTTGAACAGGTTAAAAGATTAAATCCTGATGGAACGTTGGCAACCATTGTCGAAGTTTTAAATCGGAAAATGGGGAGTATGTTAGAAGAAGCTCCCTGGATTCGTTCTAATGATATTTGGACGAATAAAACAGTTCGGCGTGCGAGTTTGCCGAGTGCTTCACGAAGGAAGTTGAATAGTGGTGTTGCGGCGGGCGTATCTCAGACAACAGAGATTATGGATGTAATGGAAATGCTTGAAATTTATGCCAAGTATGACAAGGCGTGGATTGATTCTTTTGATAATCCTGCGCAAGTAAGATTACAGGAAGCGAAAGCATTTATTGAAGGGATGGGACAGCAATTAATTTCCGATATTCTGTATTGTAATTCTAACGCTGACCCGGACGGTATGCACGGTTTAGCTCCGAGGTTATCCACAGTTGACGGAGAGATGGTAATCAATGCTACGGGTACCGGTAGTGATGTTACTTCCATGTATGTTGTCACATGGGGAGAAAACGAAGTATTTCTTACCTATCCCAAAAATATTCCTAATTTCGGAATCGAGCACAAAGACCTTGGTGAAGTAACCCTTGTCGAATACGATTCGACCGGGCTTGCTACAGGTAGGGAATATCAGGGGTATAAAGACTGGTTCGGTGTAAAATGTGGACTTGTCGTCAGAGACCCGCGTTGCATAGGCCGGATAGCGAACATCGAAACTGCCACTGCTGGTTTCGATGAAGATTATTTGATTAAATTGCTTGAAAATATGGAGATCAATAATAGCACCCGTATTTATTGCAATCAGACGCTCATCACTCAGGCAAGGATTATACTGAAGGATAAGGCAAATGTTCATTGGGTTCCTGTCCAGGGATTGAGTGGACTGCCATTTTTGACCTTTGATGGGATTCCGGTAAGGAAGATTGATAAGAGTATTCTTCTGAATACTGAAAGCGCAATTTCTTAACTTAGAAAGGAGAGTTTAACATGCCTATTATGGATAGTGAATTATTGATTTGCGAGGAAATGAGTATAGCTGCTGCTGCTGGCGCTCATACTCATGGGACGAATATCATCAAAATCCCTAAAATAAAAAATTTCAAGGGGACGGAGATAAGTGATAGCCCGAACGTGTCTGGGGAACTTTACTGGAACGTAGTTGTTGAAGGAGCAGACCTTTTGGCGGCAGTGGACGGGGCAGTTGTGACATTTTATCTATACAATGGAGCCACGGGAACAAATCCATTGATAGATAATGGTGGTGTTGTCATTTTAAGCAAAGCCATAACCGAAAATACTCCAACAGAACATCCCGATGGAACATTAATTTTGAGTATTCCATTACCTATTGGTCAATTGCTTGAGTATTTTGATATTTACGTTACGGTTGCGACACAGGCGCTTTCAACTGGTAAGATTACTTCATGGATTGGTGGCTCTGTACAACAGGGGACTTGATAACAAACTAACTAACGGGGCGGAGAAATCCGCCCCGTTAAAAGAGTAAGGAGATTTTATGAAGTTATTATGTAAACGAACTTGTCAATATGCAAAAAGCATTTACAAAGTAGGTGATATTATAGATGTTGATACAATTGTGAAATGTCCTAAATGTAACGGGACAGGTGAAATCAGTGGCAGGCCATGCCAGAAGTGCAGGGAAACAGGACGTAGCGATCCTCCTCATCATTTTGAATTAATGGACACCAAAGAGAAACCTGTGAAGATTGTTGACGCAGAAGGGTCCGTAAGGGACGAATCTAACGAAATAGATGTCTTACGTAAAGAATTTGAAAAAAACGGGATTGGCTTTGATCGTCGATGGGGACTTAGAACGCTTCAGGACGAGTACAAAAAGGCAGAAAAAGAGGGGAAAATAAGTGGCAAGTCAGGTACAGATAGTTAATTTAGCATATGGGAAGTTTGGAGGGTTGACTATCCAGTCCATAACCGAAGCTACTCCGCAAGGGAGGGCGGCTGCGGTTTTGTGGGATAATGTCAGAGACGAACTCATTGCAAATTATCCGTGGAAATTTGCGCTTAAACGCGCAACGTTGGACACACCTGATGCATCCACGCCGGAATTTGAGTATGATTATAAATATACTCTTCCCGCCGATTGTCTGAAAGTATGGGATATTTACAATACAAAATCAAACTATGTTGTTGAAGGTGGTGTATTACTTTGTTCAGACGAAACAATATATCTTAAATACGGCGCAAAAATAACAGATGTTTCTCTTTATCCTCCGCCTTTTGTTGCTTCGATGGCCACTAAATTATCGGCGGAACTATGTGCGAAACGGTCGGATAACAAACAATTACGCACGGCATTATTACAGGAATTTGAAATAACAATTTCGCATGCGTACAAGTTGGATGCCATTGAGGGGAGACAGACTTTACCTGATGGCGAGAAGGATTTATCACAAGGCATATATAGTTGGCAAAAGGCCGGTCATTATGGCTATTAGAACATTTCAAACTAATTTTACCAATGGAGAGATATCCCCTTTAATGGAAGGGCGGGTTGATTTTGAAAAATATTTCAATTCTGTCCAGTGCATGGAAAACATTTTAGTCTATCCTCATGGGCCGGCGACATTCAGACCGGGGTTTCGATTCATAAATGGCACAAAAATAAATTCATCAAAATCAAGATCAATTCCTTTTATTTTTTCCAAAGATGACGCTTTAGATTTGGAGTTCGGGGAAAAATACATCAGGTTTTATAAATCAAGGGTGCGAATAGACTATGAAGTGGTTTCTCCTTACACTGCCGCCGAAGTAGACAAAATAAAATATATTCAATCGGGTGATGTTCTTTATCTTTTCCATCCTGCTTATCTCCCTCGGAAATTAATGCGTGTCGCTGATAATAATTGGTATTTGCAAGTCATTAATTTCAGGCCTCCACCTATGATTGCAGCAGTTCATAAGTTTGGGACAACTTTAACTCCTTCGGCTAAGACGGGTAATGGTGTTACATTCACTGCCGGTGCGGGAGTGTTTCTTTCCGGGGATATAGCAAGATTAATTAAATCTGGTACCGGGAGGGCATCGATAGCCCAATTTGTAAGTGCAACAGTAGTAATATGCGATATTATAGATGATTTTGCTTCTACCGATGCAATTGCCGCATGGTCATGGTCATTAAGCGGGCCGGCCACTGCGTGTTTAAAACCATCAGATTCACCTACCGTAGGGGCAAAATTTACTTTAACCGTAACGGCAGAGACGGGCGAAGATGATCCGATGATTTGCTTAACACCAAAAGGTAGTAATGACGTTTATGGATGGAGATTAAAAGAGGGTGGGACAAACGAATATGTTCTAGGGAGCGACGCTCCCGGTTATACTTCTGTGTGTCCGACGCATGTCTATGTTAACAATGTAGATTCAAAGGGTACCATCGGCAAGTTAGGAGTTGGTCAATGGGGTTTTGGGGTTGCAACATTTTTAGGGGTTGATATAATTACAATAGTCGTTAGACTTAATGGAATAAGTGCAGATCCTGACAGTTGTACTGGGGTTTGGCGTTCAACGGCAACCGTAATAGCCAATGTTTTCCGTTCTGAAGATGTGGGGAAATATATCTCTATATTTGGTGGTGTGGTTAAAATAAGTTCAGTAATATCAGCGCAACAAGTCAATTGTGAAGTTATGCGGGAAATGGATTATGACTCCGTTTTTTTTGATGAAGATTCTGATGGCGTCCTTGAAATTCAATCAACTTATGATTGGAATCTTTATGAAAGTATGTGGTCGGCTGAAAATGGGTATCCATCTTGCGGCGCATTCTTTGAAGACAGGTTAGTTACTGCCGGTGTCCCGGATTATCCCGAAACAATTTGCGGAAGTGTTGTAGGAGATTACGAAAATTACTCTTTGGGAGAGAAAGATGACGATGCATATAGTTTTACTCTGGCTGGACGGACTGTCAGTCGTATATGTTGGCTTGATCCTAGAGAGTTTCTTGTGGCGGGGTCTATCGGTTCAGAATGGAGAATCGGCGCGGAAGATAGTACAAAACCATTAACTCCGACAAATGTAGTAGCGAAACAACAAACAAATTATGGTTGCGCGGATATTGATCCACTGCCAATAGGGCATAGCACGTTATTTGTTCAAGCGGCGCTCCGTAAAATAAGAGAATTTACACTTGACCAAACATCGATTAATAATGATTATGTTGCTCCTGATTTAACCATACTGGCAGAACATATAACAGGGGGTAAAATTGCCGGGATGTGTTATCAGCAGGAACCTATGTCTATTATATGGGTATGGATGGAAGATGGCTCTTTAGCTTCTATGACATATCAAAGAGACAAGAGCGCCAATATTGTAGGTTGGGCGCGTCATCCGATAGATGGCCAAGTTGAAAGTATGGTCTCAATTCCGGGAGATAAATACGATGAAGTTTATGCAATTATTAAAAGGACAATTAACGGGAACACAGTAAGAAATATTGAAGTTCTCGAAAGTGTATTTAATGATGATGATGATACTTTCCAGGCCAATTACGGAGTAAACGCATTTTTTGTTGATTCGGGAATAACTCAAAGTCAATGGAATACCACATCAACCAATATAATGACCCTATCCGGCGCGTCTTATATCGCCGGGGCTACCTTGACGCTTACGGCCTCTGGCGCTGGGCACACGCCTTTTAGCGCCGGTGATATCGGCAAGAAATACCGTATCAGAATTGACGATGATGTAATTGACGTCACAATTACGGCATTCACTTCATCAACGGTTGTTTCCTGCACTTCTGTTTCAGCGATTCCCACATCATTACAGGCCGCAGGTACAGAAGATTTTGCACTTCTCGCCACTATTATTACAGGGCTTGATCATCTTGAAGGTGCGGAAGTAGCGATAGTAGCCGATGGCACGGTACGGACTTCTCAGATTGTTTCCGGCGGGCAAGTAACAATCGCCGAGCCAGCGTCAGTAATTCATGCAGGGCTGGCTTATACGGGCAATATAACGACTGTACGGCCTGAACTTAGTTTAAGGGATGGAACGTCTCAAGGACGGACTAAACGCATTATTAGCCTTGTTATACGTGTCGATAACTCAGCAACATTCAAGGCTGGAAGGGACAACATCAACGATGAATATGGATTTAATACTTATGACCAAGTTCTTTACCAGGAAATATTTCAGACATCAGATATGCCGTTAGGCCGTCCTGCGGCTTTATTTACCGGTGACAAAGTATGCCCGTTTGATGGTGATTTTAATACAGATGCCCGTTTGACGATTATTCAGGATAAGCCATTACCGTTAACGGTAGTTTCAATTATGTCCGAAATAGAGGTATCGGGATGATTATTGAACCTTTTAAAAAAGAAGACGTTGAAAAGGTTGCGTTTGCTTGCATAGAATATGCTCAGGAAATAGGCGAGCCTTACGATGAGGATTACATTGTAGAAACGTTGGGAAAAGTATCAGACAGGAAACTTCCGTTTTTGGTTGCTAAAGACAAAGCTGGAGAAATCATGGGTGTTTCCGCTTTTGTGTGTATTCCTCACTTATATAATAATAATATTATGGAAGCGCGGGAGTGCATTTGGCACACATCCCCAAAACTATGTAATTTTGCACGGGCAAGATTACAAAAGGACTTACTGGAAATAATGATGATGACCTGTCAAAAACAGGGTATTTCTCTTTATGTAAGTGTTCCAGAGAATTCATCAATGGCGGATTTACTGGAAAGCAGGGGATTCAAAGTTAAAAACATTCTTTACGCCAAAAGTGGTGAATGCGATTCGTATCAATTTGGACAGGTAGGCAGGGACACTGCCGAACCTTTAAAACGCCCGGGGAGACCACGTGCTGTAAGGCGGGTCGCTGAACCGGGAATCCAAGGCTTTAGTCTTGGGAGTAGTCACGCCAGGGAGACTTAACATGGGTACTACAGCATTGGCGATTATTGGACTTGTTGGTACTGCTGTCTCAGTTGTGGGTACGGTTATGTCCGCACAACAGCAGAACGATATGGCAGATTATAATGCTGCTGTAAGCAACCAGAATGCTCAGATGGCAGAAGAGAAAGCTGCTTATGATGCCCGAATACACAATCAGGGAGTAAGAAAGATACTCGCTGCGCAAAGAAGTCTTTATGGGAAATCCGGTATAAGCAGTGAAGAAGGGTCTCCGTTACTGGTTATGGACGATACAATAAAACAGGGTGCTATGGACGCATTGGCTATTCGATACGGCGGTGATGTTGCGGCGGCACAGCAAAGAAGCGCGGCAAATCTTTATAAGATGCAGGGGAAGAACGCAATGACTTCCGGGATGCTAGGTGCGGGTACTACGTTATTAAGTGGAACAGCCAGCGCATATAAAACATATACTGGGCTGTAGAGGGAAAATGTTATGCCGGTGATTCCAACTTATAATAGACAGGTTTCGATTCCAGGCGGAGGCGCGAATGCCCTCGGCAATATTGGTTCTGCCGGAGTAGTGGGAGAAGCTTTAGCTAAAAGTGGAAATCAGATAACTGAAGCCTCACAGCAGATAGCTGCCTCATCCAAGCGTATGCAGGAAGAAAATGATAAACTTGCCAGAATTAATCTTGACACTGATTATTCAAAAATATTAAGTGCTTATGAGTTAAAACAAAAATCAGATAATACGGGAGAAAAGGCTTTAGGAATAACACAACGGTCAATGTCTGATATTGACATCATGGCTCAGGAATTTCTTAAAAATAATGTGCCCGAAAATCTTCAGGAATCAATGGCACCAATTTTAAAAGCAAGAAATTCTCAGTTAGATGAGAAATTTGTTACTTTTGAGTTAGGCGAAAGAAATGTCTATAAAAAACAGACGATCAACAATACCTATAATTTTTCAGCGCAGCAAATTGCCCAGAATGCCGATAGTTCCATTGATGTAACAAATATTATAGGTCAGAATACGGCAAAACTGGAATCAATGAACGTCCCGCAATATGAGATTGATAAACAGAATGCGTGGCTTGTTTCAACAGCAGTTGAGACAAACGTCAATAATGGTAATTTAAAAGAAGCCGAAGAGTTGATTAATGAGCACAAGAAGTTGTTGGATGTTCACGGCAATAGAGATACTTTGATTAATATGATTACAGCCAAAAAGAAACAGGCCGAAATATCAGCTAAAGAAGCAGAAGAAGAAGCAATTCGTCTTAGGAACAAGGAATTTCAGACAAAATATTTAGATGGAAAACTTAAGTTAGGCGAGGTAATGAGTTCCAATCTTCCCGGCCCGGAGAAAAAAGAATGGATTAACCAACTTAATGATATCCCTGTTTCCTTTAAAACGGATAAGGAATTTGAGCTTAATCTTTGGGAAAAAATAATGACCAATCCTGAAAGTGTCGATGAACTGGGAATAATGAAATTTGCCGGTCATGGATTGAGTATGGAGGATGCCAAGGGTCTTATTGCCGTAAGGGACAAACAGCTAAATGGTGATCCTGAACGAAAAGAAGCCATAAAATCTGTATTAAGTGAATTAAAACTTGATAAGGTTAATGGTGTTTTTGGTAATAAAGAATATTTTAATCAGATAGGCACATTTAAGAAATGGATTAAGGCACATCCTCAAGAACCGCCTGAGTCATATAGGGAAAGGATTCTTTCCCCGCGCAAAATGACTAAGGTTGAGGAGTGGCTTGACTGGATACCTTTTGTTAATCCTGGAGAGGCTAACCCTCGTGAAACAAGGAAAGAAATTGAGGCAGAGCTGGTTACAACAAAAGAAGGGCAGGGGGGAAAGCGTATGCCCTTTAAAACTGCTATGTCAACTTATTTTGGGGCGGATGCAAACTTGGCAAATTCTGTAATGCAGGCAGAATCAAGTGGGGATCCAATGGTTACTAATAAGAACACAAACGGGACTATGGATTACGGACTGTTTCAAATAAATTCAACCTGGATTCCCGAATTAAAAAGAAATGGAATTATAAAATCGGAAAATGATTTGTTTGATGTCGGCAAAAACATTCTTGCCGCGAAATATATTTATGATAAAGCCGGCGGCACTTTTGATAGAGATTGGAAAGCTTCAAAAAGCAAATGGGGTAATTCCGGTAAAATTGGCATTGACGAATGGTTGAATATGGCAAGAAAGGCAAACAAGGGCGTTTCTGATGACGAACTAATTGCTTATTATAAGGGAAAATACAAGTGATAATCGATCCGTTAGAAAATCAAAATAAGCAAATCATTGACCCGTTGGATAATCCAATCACTAAACAATCAGGAAGTGGATTATTTGGTAATGATGTTTCAATAAGTCAAGGGGAAGAACCGTCTTTTACTGATAATACTTTTACTGATAATACTTTTGATAGATTGCTAAGCGTTTTTAAGGATCCGAAAAAGGAAAGGGCCAAGGCGTTTGTGGCGCTGGTTAACGCTGATAATTTAACGCGAGATATACAAAAACGTGATCCCAATGCTTTGCCGATTAGTCCATCATTTGCTTATAAATACTCTGACGCCATAAACAAACATTACTCGATTGATCCCGAAAGTAAGGCAAGAATAGAAGAAAACATAAAACGAATACAACAATTCAATGATACTGGTGTGCAGGACTCTTATTTAGACACTTTCTGGAAAAGTATAAAAAGGTTTCCTGTTTCTATGCAAGTGGCGGCTGGTGGCATTATCCAAGCGATGGAAGAGGATGCATTGCCCATGATGGCCTTACGGATTGCCGGAAAATTCGGCAATAAAGAAGCGGAGAATCTTTATAACATCGCTTTAGACTCAGTTGAAAAGAAAAAAGTTTTCTCTTATGGTCGAGACGTTTTAATACCTGAAGCGGAGCGGAAACTTGCGGGAATGGAACATAATGTAATGCCTGGTAGTTTTCAAGAAACGGTAGGCAGTGCAACGGAAAGCACATTAAACAATATGGCGTTTCTTATTCCGGGGTTTGCTTATGGTCGTGCCCTACCGCTTGCCGCTATGGGATTGCAATCTGCCGGTCAGACTTATGCTTCACAAAGACAAGGGGGTATGAAACCAGATACCGCGTTAACTGCCGCTTTTATCAATGGGCTTGCCGAAGCTGGCACTGAATTTATTCCTATGGGAATATATCTTAAACCAAACGCCGGAATTGTCAAAAGAATCATTGAAGCTGAATTTACAGAGGTACCGACTGAAGTAGTAAATACGATGGTCAACGATATTGTGGACAAGGTTACTTTAAGACCAGATATGACTATTGAAGACGCTATTTATGATATTAATAAGACTATTCAAGTCACGGCTTTATCTACCGTTGGGATGGCCGGATTTTCTCATAGTGTAAATAAAGCCCTTGCAAAGATGTTGCCTCCTGATCATAAAAAGATCTTCGGGCAAACTTCAAAAGAAGTTATAGACAACGGAGGTACGGCGAAAGAAGCCGCTAAAAAGGGAATAGAGGCAGTGCAGAAGACAGAGGGAGGCAAGGCTTACATTGACCAGAAAATTGACAAAATGAAGCAAGAGGCAATGCAGACAAAACAAAACACTGAACCTTTCATTATCGGAGTTAATGATGAAAGTGGTGAAGTGCAGTCTTTTACAATGGCCGATCCTGTAAGTGGCGAGACGTTTGAAGTCCCAGCCATCAATACCACAAAAGACAATGAGGGGAATGTCACCAAGTTAATACCAGATGCCAAAGCCGTGAATGCGGAACTTTTAAAAATACGCGAACATGATGATATTGATACGAAATTAGACAATATTATTCAGGGAGACGAGGATGTTGACAAGATTGTAAATCAGGTGTTTGGCGAGGAACAGTTACCCGCACCATCTGGCGCCGAGTTAACTGGCGCTGAAACAGAATCCGGGGCAGATTCAAAAGTAGGAGTTGGTATTGCACAGCCAGACTCTCTTTTGGAAGAGGCACGTAAGTATAAGACGGCAGAGGAGTTTATTGAAAGTCAATTATATTATCATGGCACTAACAAAACATTTAAAGAATTTAAACATACTACCAATGCCGAACTTGGCAGAGGATATTATTTTACACCTGATATGTTTGCCGCCCAAAAATTTGCCTGGGGTAAAAAAGTTGGCCAAGGTGGAAAGCAAAATATTATTACTGTTACGCCGACATTTAAAAACCCGCTTATTTTGGGAGAAGGTGTTGACGGGAAACTTGCTCTTGAATTATGGGAGAAAAGTTCCGCACAAAAACCAAATGGCGGTGCTATTGAAAAAATTGCAAAAGACGGCGGTTATGATGCTATTATAAGAAAGGGATATGGCGAGGGTGAAGAAATAATGGTATTTGATAAAAAGAATATCAAAATACATTCTCAATCTGCAACGCCAGAAGAAGTATTACATAAAACAGCGGAAACCAAATCCCAACTTACCGATATCTGGAACAAGGCGCATGGTGAAATTATAACTCCACCGGAGAATAATAAAGCAGGAGTTGGTATTGCTCAAAAGGCATTAAAGATATTACAAAATGACGATGGTAGTATGGTTTTAAAGGACAATGAAGGTAAAGATTTGGCTATTGTTCATAATTTGTCAGTTAATAACTTGCGCCACGCTATTAAGATGGGTGGACTTCCTGTTCCTAGCACAGGAGTAATAAATGTCAAAAAAACAAAATACGACAGTTTTGGCGAAATAACTTTAATTGCGAGCAAAGAACGTCTAGGCCCTGGCGGTTCTCAAAAATACTTTAATGCTGATATATATAGCCCTCGTTATCCAAGGGTTACTTATTTTCTAACAGAAAAAAGTAGAAAAAGTTTAGATAATTGGCTTAAGCCACTATGGGACGAAATTCCAAAAGCAAAAAACGAACAGGGCGGGATTTCGTCACCTTATACCTTTATTGAAGAAATAAAGGAAAATGGGGTTGATGTAGCATTTGAACATGGAGATGAACTTCTTTATTATGCGTTTTTAAAAGAAAGTGGGATGTTACCGGATGGTGTTGATAGATCATGGGAGGGAAAAACTAAATTAAGGGAAACAGTAGAGGCGATTGGGAAAGATGAATATAATCAGTGGTCAGAGAGAAAAATCAAGGAATTAGGTCTTGAAGCCGATGAAAAAATATTTGACGGATTTACTTATCAGGGGAACCGTAAATATTTAAAACACGACCTTGATACTGTTGTTATACTTCTTAAAAAAGAATTGAAAGATGGAGAGGGATTTAATTATGGTGTGCCGTCCGTACGGGCAAAATCAGCAAAACAATATAAATCTATCAAGCAGATTAAAGATGATAGAAATAAAATTGTTTCGTCTGAAGAAATGGAAGCATTAAAGACTCAAACAAATGATGAATTTATGGAGTTAGCGAAGCAAGTAATTCCGCATTTAAAATATAACGAAAATACTTTCGTTACTTTGGATAGATTTTCAGAACATCTTAAAGAGGCCATTGAAACCCATAATTTTTATAAAGTATTTGGAGAAAACAGCGAATATTACAATTCCGGCGTAGATATAAAGGCAATTATTAATTATGTAAATAAGTTGCATAATATGCCAACGGAATATTTTGAAGGTAAAATTCAGCGGGCAGTTGGATTAACTGAATTTGACAGGGCGGTTGTGCCAGACAACACACCGGATGATATTATACAATGGTTAAATAGTCACGGGATTAAAGTCGATAAATACATTAAAGATGATATTGAAAATCGAAGAATGACGGTTGAAAAAGCGGCTACTGAAGGGAATGCCAGCGGGACATTATTATTTTCCGGCCTAGACATTACCCAAACCTTAGACGTTCTGCGTGGTCTCACGAACAACATCAAAGAAGCCATGCCGAGGCTGGCGGAATTAGGTCGTCAAGTTTATCAAAACGGTAAAGTACAGTTTGATGAGTGGTCTGCCAAGATGAAAGAACATTTGGGTGATATGTGGGAATCGTTCAAGTTCCATATGGAAGAAGTTTTTGAAACTGTAAAAAAGAAGTTATCCGAGGAAAGAGGAAGTTTCTCAAATAAAGATATAGAATCTCCAGTCCATGATGCAATAGCCTACATCAAAGAAAACGGCGGATTAAACATTGACAAATTGTCAAAACAATATCCGAAAGAAACTATAGACGCTTTAAAGAAAAAAGGTGTTGCAAAAAAAGAAGGTTCTTTGCAGTTGGATGTTGTGGCCAATGAATTTCAGATGGATGATGATGAACTGCTCAATCAGATATTAGAAGTTAAATCAAAGAAAGCATTGAGTGATTCCGTTTCATCAAAGCGTGAGGATGAATATTTAAAAGAAGCGTATTATAATAGCCCGGTCGCGAGGGAAGAGTTTAAGGCGCAATTATCAGAGTTACGACAAATAAATAATCAGCTTAAGGGTAAAATTTATTTTTCCGAATTAAACAACGAACAGCTTAAGGAGAGATATACAAAACTTCGCAATAACATAAAGTGGATGGCAAAAAGAAAAGAAACCCTGAAAACCGTCAGAGATTATTTCGGTTTAACCGATAATGATATGAGGAAAATTTCAAGAAAAAATCCTTTATTAATGGATAAGGCAGAATTTAAAGAATATCTTGAGGATGTTCAATTACAGTCCGTTATTTTAAATGATACCCGTTGGGCAAAAATTATGCTGATGAAATTGATTGAAGACAAGAGATTGCAGAAAGTTGACAATTACAGACGGGTATTACAATTACCATCAATAGACAAAATGACTTTTGACCAGTTAAGAGAGTTCGCAAAATTATTAGAACCATTTGAGAACGATGATGTGTTTCTGACACAAAGAGAGCTTGAGACAGTTGATAAAACCAACCTGATAGGCATTAAGACATGGAGAGAAGCGCGGGAAAGATTTTTAAAAGAGGTTAACGCGGCCAGAGTTAAAGCCGGAAAACCTGAAATTGACTACATTGAAAATCTTAAAATAGATAAAGATATTGTAGCAAAAATTAATCAGGAACGCATCGACAAAAAGAAACCGCCATTTAAAAACATCAACGAATTGTTAGCAGATAAGAAGTCACGCGATAGAATTGTTAAGGCAGCCAACGAAAAACGCATAAAAGAAGGAAAACAGCCATTAGAATATATCAATCCGATAAAAGTTGCATGGGACGCAATGGGAAAGTGGGACACAGCCTTAAGAGAACAAGACCCATTCTTTGATTTGCTTGTAACAAAGATGACAGAGTCAATAATGGGCGCTGAAATGCAAAGTCATAATGTTGAATCCACGCTTTATGACCTTGCAAAGAAAGCTAAAAAATCACGAAGTCGCGGAATCGTAGAAAGAGCAATTCCCCAAGATGAGTTAGTTTTTAATTTTCTTGAAGCTCCGCAAGAAGAAAAAGATGCTATTGCTCAGCAGATGACACCTGATGAAATCAATCTTGCTCATTTTATAAAACAGTATTTTGCCAATGCCCTTAATTATCTGATTTCGATTAAGGCAGTTGAATATGGGCGGGAAAATTACATTACCCATATAAGAAAATCATTTCTTGAGAATATGAGGGATAAGGGTATTAAAGAAGCTATTGGTGGTATTTTTACGACTTATCAGGAAGATATGATAGGGTTTAATATTCTGGATGACAGCACAGGAAAGATTCTTCCATTAGAAAAATTCTTTCAATTTTCACTTCATCGAACGGGAGAAGTTGACCCGACAAAGAATGTTGTCAGGGCGTTTATGACCTATGTCGCAATGTTTGAAAGGAAAAAGGCGTTTGATGCTATTATCCCGAAACTGGATATTTACACACAGTCACTTACTCCCACCCGTATGACTCCGCGTGGATTGGAATTTGATCGATCCCTGAAAACTTTTGTCAATAAATACATCAACAATAAGAAGGGAAGAAAAATAAGTTATGACTCTGTTGTTCGTCAAGGAGGGCCGTTGGATTTAGGTATCCGTGCATTGAGAACATTTACGGCCATAGTTGATTTAGGGTTCTATGTTCCCGCTCAAATTATAAATTTCGGTGGTGAACAACTTACAACGATGGTCCCCCTTGGTGTTAAGGATTATGCTAAGTCAATAGCTTTAATGCGTACGGAAAAGGGCAAGCGAATCTTAAAGAAGTATGAGTTTTTTACGGAAAGAAGTCTTTGGGAAGAATTCACGGCGCCGGGTAAAGTAGTGACTGAAAGATTTATGGCCGGGATGTTTGGATTTTTTCATATTTCCACGGTTGCCGCAAACAAACAATTTCTTTTGGCTTCTATGACAGATGAAGAATATAAAAACGAGGAATTGTCCCCGGAAAGATTAGCTATCCTGAAATTGGAAATGGGGAGATTTAGAGCAATCCCCGGTACAAATTCTCTTGTTGGTTCAACTTCTGTCGGGAATAGTGCAATGCAATATAAGGCATGGGCGGTACCTCCCACGCGGACGTTGATTAAAGATGCGATGACTATGGCAGACAATCTGGCGAAGAAGAAATACGGGGAAGCCCTTACATCTAAAGAGGCGCGAGAGATTTACCGGATAGTTGGCACGAGTATTTCCCTGGTTATGCTTATATCTATGGCCGGGGCGGATGATGAGGATGACGATAATACTTTTTTGAGTAAGATGAAGAAAAGAGCAGAGAGAGAACTTTTTACACTAACTCAAGGTATGAATCCGGTATTCTGGTTATCCTGGAGAACTGGAAGTTTCCTAAAACAATTAGCAACCGCCTTAACAAACATTGTCACTCTGGAAGAATATAAAACAAAAGAAGGATACAAGGGTGTTGGCCAGTTAAAGAAGACACTAACCCCCGGTGCAATCCGTAATTTACCTAAGAAGGAGGAAGAAGAAGAATGAGTGTAACAAGCGAAATAATAAAAACTCAAACCGCAGGTGATGGCGTTACAACAAGATACTATTTCACTTTTACCATCTATGAAAATGCGGACTTGTCGGTATGGGTAATTAACAATACGACCGGAAACAGGGCAGAATTAACTTTAAATTCTGATTATACCGTTTCAGTAAATGGCAAATATATTGATTTAACATCTGGCGCTCTTTGCCCTACAGGGTCAACCCTCAATCTTACTTCTGACATTGCTTATCTTCAGGGGACAGAATTGCAGGATGGTGGGAACTGGCCATCATCTGTTTTTAATTTTGTTTTTGATAAATTGACAATACTAATTTTACAGGTAAAGGAGACTATTGTTAATTTTGTTACTTTGGCTGATGTAAAAGAAGATAGTGACATAGCCTCGGCAATATCCTTGAAGCATGCCAACACTCTTGACCATACGCAAAACTCAGATACCGCATTCGGAGCGCAGAGTGCAGACTTGAACATGAACAGCCATAAGATAACCGGTTTATCCGCTCCGGCTTCTGCTGGTGATTCCATCAGGCAAACGGGGAGGATAACGGAAGCCCTTTTGGAAACAGTAGTAACCGGGCCGGGAACAAATACCGATTTAAAAATACCACAATGGGAGGGAGCGAATAGCAAAGCTCTTAAAGACGGGTTAACCGTTGTAACCAGTGTAGGCAGTCCGGGTGATGATGTTAGTGTGCCAACTCAGAAGGCTGTGCGTTTGGCGATAACTAACGCGGGTGGTGGTGATGTAAGCGGCCCGGCAAGTTCGACTGACGGGGAACTGGTAGCATTCGATGGCACCAGTGGTAAATTGATAAAGGCTTACCCAACAAATTTATTGAATACTGTATATCCAATTGGTTGTATTTATACTGAGATAACAGGAACAAACCCTGCAGATACTTTTGGTTTTGGTACTTGGGAGGCGTTCGGTGCTGGTAAAACACTTGTTGGCTTAGATGCTGCCCAAACTGAATTTGACACTGTTGAGGAGACTGGCGGGGAAAAAACGCATACGCTCAGCATTGCCGAATTAGCTAGCCATCATCATTCAGTAAGAGTACAATGGAGTGATAGTTGTGAAATTAATACATTGGCTGTAGGAGAAGCAGCGGTTATCGCTACTGGAGTAACTGGTAATTTAGGTGTTGATAGAGAAGGTAGTTTTACTGGAAATACTGGTTCGGGAGCCGCGCATAATAACCTTCAACCATACATAGTTGTATATTTCTGGAAGAGAGTGGAGTGATGTTACAACAATTTTAAGGAAGAAAGTGAATTAAAATTATCAAAACAAAGGAGAGGAAAATATGAGTAATATTACAAGGATTAGGCAGATGGTAGACGGGAACGGGAATCCCATTTTGGGACTGAACTTCCCGGGGTGGATTGACCATCTTGTGTTGGTCGCCGATACTGCACAGGATTACACGATCCCGACTGGAGCCAGAAACATAAACATTATTTCAACAGGAGACTTTTGGGTAAGGGCAGAGGGAGCAGCTGCTATACCCACGGGTGCAGTCACAAACGGTTCTGGGAGTCTACTTAATCCCGGCATTATTTCAGTAGTGGGAATCACAACATTAAGTTTTATAGCGGCGGCAGACTGCAAGATTGCTATAGCAGTCTATAATTAGGAGGCAATTGTGGAAAATCCTTATAATCCTGGACATGCAAGTGGTGCAATCGGTGCAATCGGTGCTCTGGATTACAAAGGAGCAAT